ATGTTTAGAAGAACGTCAATAGAATCAAATAGGCAATTAGCTAACAACTTAGATGCTAACAGACCACAAGTTTTTTGGAATGTGAGAAATAGGTATACCAAAGAAAATCAATATGATAATTTTTCTACTTTAGTTGGCCGCAAAAAAACCCAAGAGATACATACAGTAATTGTTCCAGAATATGTTACTATTAGGTATGAATGTATGATTTGGACTGATTATGTAACACAAATGAACAAATTAATCGAAGCTATTAAATACGCTGAAAGATCTTATTGGGGTGACCCGGATAAATTTAAATTTTATACTTATATCGATAGCTTCAATAATGATATAGAAATATCTGATAGAGAGGATAGAACTATTATTACTAATTTTGATTTAACTTTACAGGGATATATAATACCAGAATCAATACAACAAGAGTTAGCACAAACAGGTAAAGTTAGATTTACTGCTTCTAAAATTAAGTTCATCGAGCAAACTAAAATTAATTAATGTGGGATAATAACAATGAAAAAAACAATAACAGAATCAATGTTGCGCCAATTAATTAACAAAGAAATTAAAGAGTTGGATAATAAGAGTAGCAAGCTTATTAAAGAATCAAAGGCCATTGAATTAGCGGAACTCATAAATAAAGCTATTGATAAAGTAGATGAGGAACTATCATATGTTGATTTTGCAATTGCTGTTGGTAAAATATTAAGAGAAGAATATGGTACTCACCTATATAAAGACTTTTTTAAAGAATTAAACAATGAATTAAAAAAAAAGAACACATGATGCGTGAAGAATTTTTGGGAAGATATGATGGAGTAGAATTATATAAGAACCCAAGATCGATTAAGCGCATGGGTAAGGTGAGAGCCGTATCTGATATATATGGTGATTTATATGTAACAGATGCGTATTCTACTTTACATGGTGATATTGTAAATATAGTTAATAATAAGACCAAAGCGGTTAGTTCATATACTCAGTGGGCTAGCAGTTATCGTGATATGAGAAATTATAAGTATTTATTCTGGGAAGGCAGTGGTAATATTTTTTACTTTAGCGATAGCCAGCAAGATTTTTATTTTAAATTAGCTCCGATTGGTACTAAAGAAGATTTACAAAAACATAATTTACATTATAATATTCAAGGTCTCAAGAAAATAGATCAATTGATGTTAGCAGTGAAAAAAAGGAATTCACACTTTGAGTTTTATATATCAGAAGATTTCGTTGATATGGCTTAAAATATTGATAATTATATCATTTTTGATATAATTCATCATATATATATATACTTGATTTAAAAGGAGAAAACTATGAAAAAAATGTTTTTATTGTTATCATTATTATTAATGGTAGTACAAAGTTATGCGCAACAGATAAAAGTAGATAAAATAACGCATAACAAAACACAAGTAGAATTACAAATTATTCCACAGAATATTGGTTTAGTTACTAATGTAGATTTAAGTTTTGAAGTTTTATCATACGTATTCACGTCGTTGGATAGTGTTGTTACAAAATTTAATTATGGAACAGAAACTTATAATTATGATTTATCCCAACATGTTAGTAAACAAAAGGGATACTTTAATTATTGTTGGAATGGTTCTGGTGAACAAATAGATACAATAAAAGTTTATTTTAAAGCGTGGAAAGTGGGTACCACACCGTTATATTGGCAAAATAATAGTACAATACAAAATGGTATATATGTGTATCCTACAATATTTAATGATAATTTAATAAGTGTACCACCATTACAAAGATTAAGGGGTGTTGTTTATTATTCTAGTGATCAGATAAATATTGTACCCAATGCAACTTTGACATTATATGGTCAATGGCAAAAATATTATCATTATATAACTGTAGATTTTGCAAATGCATATTTTGATACTTATTTACCACCAGATGCATACAATGTAAAGGTTGATGCACCGTATACTGATAAAAATTCTATCAATAGTGCAGATGCATTAGAAGTAATGAAACATTTTGTTGGTATAAGTACATTACCAAATAATAGAATAGCCGCAGGAGACGTAAATAAATCCGGTTTTATAAACACATCAGATGCACTAGCCATATCTAGATACTATGTTGGTTTTCCGGTATTTACACCAGAATGGTATTTAAATTTTAATCAACAACTTTTATTAAACGATTATCCAATGTGGCAAAATTTTTATAGTGTGTTAGTTGGTGATGCAAATGGTAGTTGGACATTAAATAACAACAAAAATACATCTATAAAATTAGAAGATAAAGATATTCAATATGTCAATAGTAATAGTTTTGATATACCGATACGAGTATCAGAACAAACAGACGTTGCATCCATATCTTTAACATTTACTATCCCACAAAATATGGAAATATTAGATGTTGAACTTAATAACCCAAATAGTAATACATTATCTAATAGAAACAATACTGGTAGTTTAATATATAATGTAATAGATGGTAAATTAAAAATATCATGGTTTAGTGTTAATCCAATATATTTAAATGCCAATGATGTATTAATTACATTAAAAGTAAAAACAGATAGAGAAAACACAAAAATAAAACTTGATCCAGAAATGTCAGAATTGACAGATTTAAATTTGCTACCAATAAATAGTAAATTATATACACCTGAAACAATTTTATATGATAATAATGTATCCATATACCCAAATCCAGTGCGGAATATAGTTACAATTCAATACAATGGAAATGGTGAGCATATGACTATTGAATTATATAATTCATTAGGTTCAAAGGTTGCTAATATATTAAACGAATATGTAGCTGGTGAATATAAACTAGAATATGACATATCGAACTTAAATGTTGGTGTATATTATGTAATGGTTAATGCAAAAGCATATAAATTAATTGTGAGATAATTAATTAAAAATTAATTACATTCTCAAAAAAATATGCATACTTATTAACATATAATAAATTTAATATCAATAAATGTAGGAGAATAAATGGAAAGAATAGTATCACCTGGCGTATTTACACAAGAATATGACCAAACATTTCTTCAAGTCGGCGTTGATAATATGCCGGCTACGATTGTTGGGCCAACTGCAAAGGGTCGGGCATTTGTAGCAACTAAAGTTAGGTCGATGGAGGAATATGAGCAAAAATTTGGAGCATCGGATGGGTATTCATATATACCATATGCTGCTCAAAATTATCTAGCTAATACTAATAATGTAAATATAATCAAAGTTTTGCAATCAGAAGGATATGTGCATAGTGGGTCTGCTATTTTATTAACTAGTGGGAGCGCATATCAAAAAATTATTGGCTATTTACATAATACTAATGCTAATTACACTGACCAAGTAAGTGGTTCGACTCTACTTGATAGGGTTGCCACTGCAAGTTTTGCCATGACCGTATCCAGTTCAACTACTGGAGAAGATAATTATTCAGCATCGATAGTACCAGCTCAATCAGATTATATTGGTAAAATATTTGGGTATACTCCAAATGAAACAACTATTGCAGCAAATGCTAAAGGAGCTTATAATTATGTGCTATTTACGAATGAATTACAATCACTAACTGGTAGTTGGAATGGTAGTTATACTGCATCATTTGTTGACCACAATTTTAATTTGAGTGGTTCAACATATGGTGTATATTCGAATGCGAGTACGCCTTGGATAACATCACAATATACTGATGGTACTAATACTCAGCGATTATTTAGATTTAAAACAATCACTGATGGAACAGCTGCTAACACAGACGTAAAAGTACAAATTACGAATATTAAATTTGGTAGTGAAATTGCTGGAACAGATTATGGTACTTTCACCGTAGTTGTAAGAAACATCAATGATACTGATAAACAGCAATTGGTATTAGAGCAATTCAATGTAAATTTAGATCCAACCTCTGATAATTTTATAGGTAGAATTATAGGTAATAAATATCCAACTATCATTGACGTTACTACTTCACAGGGAAATATTAAAAAAATACAATGGAGTGGTGATTTTGATAATAAATCAAATTATATATATGTAGATATAGATACCTCGGTACTAAATGGTGCGATAGATCCATCTCTAATGCCATTTGGGTTTGAACCATATACTCAAACATTACCCAATAGTGGTTTATATATGCTGCCGGCAGTGTTGGTAAAAACAACTCAAGATTATAACAATCTTTATACTCCATTAGTATCTTACGGCGTTGATTTTACTAAAACAGATAATTGGAATTACTTTAAACCAATTCCAGAAAATGCTAGTACTGGTTCAAACACATCATTTTTACTATATAACTGTACGATACATACTGATCAAGCTGGTACATATGCTGGTAATAATATAGGTTCAATCGTTACGGGATCGAGTGGTACTGGTAGCTTCTTTAATAACATACCATTAACTGCAAGAAAGTTTATTCTTGGGTTCCAAGGTGGATTTGATGGTATGAGCCCGTCTAAACCCAAAAATATGGGTAGTGATATAAGCGCGACTAATACTGCTGGGTTTGATTGTGAGAATTTAACAAAAGCTGGAGCAGTTGCCTATAAGAAAGCATTAAGTTTAATTCAAAACACGGATGAATATGATACTAATTTATTAGTAACTCCTGGTTTAATCAAATCGTTGCATAGCTCAGTTGTTAATTATGCATTGGAGATAGTAGAGGGGCGCAGTGATATATTCTATATAATGGATACCTCAATATTAACGGCTAGTTTAGCTACTGCAATATCTGATATAAATGACTTAGATACAAGTTATGCTGCAACATATTACCCATGGATTAAGACTTATGATGCAACTAAAAAGCGATATGTATGGGTACCACCATCAACATTAGTATTATCTGCTATGTCATTAAATGATAGAACAGCATATGAATGGTACGCACCAGCCGGGTTGACTCGTGGTGGTATTAGTGGTGCAGTTTCTGCGTATTATAATTTATCTAGATTAGAAAGAGATGATTTATATGAAAATAGAATTAATCCAATAGCTACGTTCCCTAACCAAGGAATAGTTGTTTGGGGGCAGAAAAATTTACAAGCCAAACCATCATCTTTGGATAGAGTAAATGTAAGAAGATTATTGATTAATTTGAAAAAATTCATTGCTAGCACTACTAGATATTTAGTATTTGAACCAAATACCAGTGCTACTCGTAATGCATTTTTAAGTATGGTTAATCCTTACATGGAAAGCGTTCAACAGAGAAGTGGGTTATATGCGTTTAAAGTTAAGATGGATGAACCAACTGCAGAGATGATTGATAGAGGAGAATTAGTAGGTGAGATATATTTGCAACCAACTAAAGCAGTTGAATTTTTAATTGTTAAATTCAATGTAACTCCAACTGGTGCATCTTTTGGTGATTAATTTGGGTATAGTGACATAGTTAAATAGTTAATTAGAATCAAAAAAAAGTGGGTAGAAATATCCACTTTTTTTCGATTAAATTTAATTCTTATATATCTATTATTGATCGTATTGAATCACAGTATTAATGTTTAGTATTAACAAAAAATGTAAATAATTAACTCGGAGAACAAAAATGAAACTAACGAAGCAAATATTACAAAAGCTTATT